AATTCCCTGGCCGCCGCCGCGAAAGCCGCTGGCGCGGAAGTGACGGAAGTCAATTTATTCGATCAGTCCCCTCCACCCGCCCTGGTAACGATTGAAACTCAGGTCGGAAAGCCCGCCCCTGAATTGCTCCCGCTTTACATGGAAGCCGCTGGGCTTCTTCGGTTCGCGAAGGATCGAGTCATTGCCACGGCCGAAGACCTGAAACCCGCAACGAATGATCTGGCAATTATCTTGACTTGTCGAAAGGCCATGATCGCCAGAAAGGATGAAATCGTCAAGCCTATGAAGGCGAAGCTTGACCTGATCAACCAGGCATTCGGGGATCTTATGTCCCCCGTCCTGGAAGCTGATCGATTGACACGGGCTCAGGTAATGAAGTTCGATCAGGATCAGCGCGCCAGGGCCGCAGAAGCGAAGCGGATTGAAGATGAAAAGTTCAGGCTGGCCCGAGAAGAAGCTGCCTTTACTGGAGGTGAAATCACGGTTCCACTGGAAACCATTGAAGCCGTTGCCCCGCCGCCAGAGCGAACACGGACGGGAATGGGGACCCTTTCCGGGCGAGACAACTGGAAGGCTCGCGTCGTATCCTTCAAGGACCTTTCCGACGAATACAAGCTGGCAGATATGCAAACATTGAACGCCAAGGCCAGATCTTCAAAGGGAACCGCAGCTATCCCTGGCATTGAATTTTACAATGACCGGACAACTACAATCAGGACGAAATAAGGAGGGATTATGCTTACGGAATTATTGAAACATTGCCGGAATACCATTACACCAGGGATTGATATCTTGGATTGGAGCGATTACAGCGATAGTGACCCCCTTCGCGATATCGATTTATAGTGTTCACAATCTATTGACAAAAGTACACTGTGAGTTTAAAGTTAAGTCCCATTGAGGAATAGCAGACTAAAAGGAGACAGCATGAAGGATATTAAGTTTAGAGCGAAAATGACAGCAAACGATATATGGGTCTATGGGTGTGCTGACCCCAACACTGCAAAGAACGAATACCTATTAAGTACCTTCTGGAATTGCGTGGAAGAGGGCTTAATAGACTCTGAGACCGTTGGACATTACATAGGGCGCAAAGACAAAATCGGCAAGGCAATCTATTCCTGTGATATTGTTGAATATCCTGTAACATCTTTCCCATTAGAGGTAGTTTGGGAAGATACCGTATGCGGCAACAAACTGCGGGATAAGAAAGGGAATTTATTACAACTGCCATCTTATGACATGATGAGAAAGTTCAGTCTTATCATCGGCAACAAGTGGGATAACCCCGAACTGATGGAGGAAAATGAAACTAACTGATCTGCTTGACAGGATTGAACTTGAGAGGATTAAAAGGGGTATGACTCTTAATGAGTTCTACCTGGCAATCGGCTACAACAGGAGCTATCTGACAAGGGTTAGAAAAGGAAAGCGAGCCGTCAGCCTAACTCTCGTTCGGAGGCTCTTAGATATCTTCCCAAACTTACAGTACATTATTATAGATTACGTTCAACATCCTGATTACGAAGAGGGGTTTTAACCCTCACCAGAACACCTGAGAGCCACAACAGATGGCCTATAGTTGTAAAGTAGTATGATACGCCACAGTAAAAATAAAGGGGCTTAAAAGGAGAGTAACAATATGCCAGAGATAGAGTGGGAGAATATAACAAAGGAATGTGAGACTTTTCTAAGCCCACAAGGGGAAGGTTGTTTTAAGGCGTTTATATTTTATGATGGTCAATGGCTGTTGCAATTTGGGCTTGGATGTCTCAACGTTTACAACTTTTCTCATGTTATTGCTAACCATTAAAGTATGGAATATGGGAAGATGGTACTCACCCAGGTTCATTTAGAATCTTAAAGCGAAAGGATTAACAACATAGGCTTGCTGGGGATGCCGTTGAAAGCGGAACCGATTCCCGTCTCCAGCAGGTTGCCAGTTACAGCCAATGGGCTTGAGAGGACTATCGTATGGTGGCTCGGCTGGCAAAGGGTTCTGGTGGGGTGATAAGTCAGATGGATTGAAGGCCATCTTAGCAGGGGTAAGGCGTTCTCTACTGAGATAAGCCCCACCAGACCATCAAACTAAAGGAGGTTTAAGATGACAGAATTAGAAGCAGTAGAAAAGACAATCGAGATGTGGTTGAAGCTGGCTGAAACCGGCTGGGTTAAATGGGAATACTTCAAAAAAGTTGGGGTAAGTGAATACGATACCCCATTGAACGGCTGCTATTTATGTGAATACGTAAAATCAGGTACGTGTCTGGATTGCCCTTATTGGAAAGTATTTAAAAAACGTTGCAATTATGGCAAGTTTTTAAGGTGGGCTTATGCCTTAGACAAAAAGACCAGAAAAGAGTATGCGGCTCTTGTCCTTTCAGAGCTTAACCAGATAAAAGAACGCACACTGGAGGGCAATAATGCTAATAGGAAATAAATGGAAGATTGAATCGGATGAATTGAACGTGACCCTGTTTAAGAAACGCAAGGGCAAAGCCACTGATAAGGCACCGGCGCATGAGATTTGGAGGGTCGAGGGATACTTCAGCAATTTAAAGAACGCCATGAAGGAAATAGTTGACCGTGAAATAAACGGGACTGGACTGGCAGACTTGAAGGTAATCTCCGACAAACTAGACGAACTCCACATCATGATAGATGAACTTAAAATCTAAGGGAGAGAACATGAAGAAGTGTATATTAGAATTTGTAGCAGGGAGTCTTGCTGTTGCCGGTGCTATTTTAGCCGGAATAGACCAGAACTGGAGCAATATGATATGGGCTATCGGTACTGGGGCTTTTATAGGTTATGCGTATTACTGGCGTAAAGAATCTGAGATGTGGAAACGAACAGCAAAAGAACTAGCTGGTATGATTTCAAATTTGCACAAGGAATTCACCAAGTAAAGAGGTTATAATGCCTTTGAAATTACATGGATGTCAGCAATGTGGAGGGAGCTTATACACTTTTGAGGATGGCTTCAAGTGCCTCCTGTGTTCCCGGGAGCATGACAAGAACGGCAACCTTATCAAGCACCAGGTAGGAGTGAAGAAGACCTACCATAACCACCAGAAATAAGTAAAAGGAGAATAACAATGCCAAAGAATGTAGGTGAGGAATATTGGGATGATTGGTATTGGGATGAGCTCTCTAATAATAGTGACGAGGCGAGGCTTAAATATCGTGTTGTTGAAATAGTAAAGGTAAAGAAGTATGGGAATCATGGTGAAGAAATAGACGTTGAAAGGATTGAGGCAATAGGGAGTGAGCATCGTCCCCACATTTTTAATTATGGGGCAATGAAGTAAAGAGTGATGGAAGTTAAAGGAGAATGACAATGGGTAATCAGGAACAGAAACAGTACATGGTTATCAGAGGGAATGGGGATGCCGGCGAGGTGTTCCATCTTATTAAGTGGGCAGCAAAGCATTACCCCAACGTGACCCTGAAAGAGATGGCAGAGGAAGGTAGATTGTTTATGCCCTGCCAACACTGCGATAGAGTCAACGATGTCTTAGCCAGTGAAATCATGGACGTCCTGTTGAATAAGCCAGAGTCCAAGCCAGAAGCACCCCCAGCGGTCTACACCTGCTATGACTGCGGGCACGAGGGACCAGATGTTAGCCAGCAGGATTGGTACAACCCAGTCACTAAGCATGATAGCACTCGTTACCTCTGCGATGATTGGGAGAGCTGTGCTGATAGAAGGAATGCCCAGTTACGGAGAGCCTGCGGAACATAGCCTCAAAATAAAATAAGAAAGGGGGTGATGCTGTCAGATTGATTTGAGGAAGGTAGGGGAGGGAACCTTTGCCGGACACTCTCCCCTTACCACTACTGGCAGCAGGAGAAAGAATATGGAAGATTTTAGCACTTTATTGAACAAGCTATGGCATAGAAACTATGGGGACTTATCGTTCCACGCTATTTGTCCTCTTTGTGGTGAACCAGTCCAGACGGATGACTCAATAGATGTTTATGCTAACGGTGATTTTGTCAAACAACCTAATGCAACTTGCCCCAAGTGTGGGAGGATTGAAATGCCATTTGATGGGAGGATAATAAAAGAGTTTGGCGAGGCAATGAAGTAGAGAGCGACATGGAAAGTATGGAAGTAATAGCGTTTTTCGGAATCGGGATGGTAGCCGTAGAAGTTTTTGCACTCGGTTACATTATCAAAAAAGTAATACAATCTTTTAAGGAGGAGAAATGACAGAAGAAAAATCGTTAAGGCGCAGGGTAAACGTGACAACATCTACAAAAGGCGTAAAAACATGGGATTGCACAGTTGACGCTACTGGTCTAAGCAGGGAAGAGGTGCTTGCAGAGAGTGATGAGTTGGTTGCAGAGCTTGAAAAACGATACCCGATAAAGGTTGATTAAAAGGAGAATGATATGCCAGTAAACGAGATTACTCAAGAAATGAGAGATAAGTTACGGATCCCATTGCCAGACGAGGCGGTATCACAGCACCCTACCAGGAAATACCTATCCAGCATAAAGTCAATTTATGTTACAGAGCGCATCAATGACGTTTTCGGTATTGGCAAATGGACAGTCAGGAGCGAACCGCAGGAGATAGCGGACAAGATGATTGTCCTCAAGGTTGTCCTGGAGATACCTGAATATGGTTTTTACGGAGAGTCCTTTGGGGGGAATGACAATGATGACAGGGGTGATGCTTACAAGGGGGCGACAACAGATGGGCTCACCAAGATAGCGGCACAGCAATTAGAGATAGGCATTGACGTTTACAAGGACTTACCGGATAAGCCAGCGGGGAAAGCTGAACCAAAGCCAGAAGCAACGACAGATACCAGAGACCATTGGTGTAAAATACACAACACAGCTTTCTTTAAGAGCAGTAAGATGAGGAGTTACGGACATCCGATAGATGGTACTGACCCTACGGAATGGTGCCATGAGCATACAGAAAAGGAAGAGCCAGAAGAACTGTTTACCCCTGAGCCAGAATTTGAGCCGGTAGTAATCAAGCAGGCTACCGAGACACAGGAAGAGCCGGAACTAAAAGCCGAAGCCCCGACTACATTAAACGAGTTCTTTGAGTGGCTACAGAGCAAGGGGAAGAGGTACGGCCCATCCTGGTTCTACAAGACATTTACTGGCTATGATAAAGAAACTATGAAAGACCCTGCCATCGTTAAAAAGGCATGGGCAGAAGTGAAGGCAATACAATCCTGGTAATAATCCAGATGGAATAGAAAGGAGAAGAGATGAAGAAAGACCAGATATATGGGGGAAGGATGTTTAAAATGACATTATTTATTCAACATTTAATGATGCGCTTTCTTCGCAGCCGTGGATGGGTAGTATTCTATCTTGAAGAACAGTCAAGAGTCTGTAATTCAGGAACTTGCTGGTTGAAAATTTATCAACAGCAAATGAAAAGGCAATGAAATAGAAAGGAGAGGGATATGAAAGTTTACAGAAAAGAGCCAGAACCAAAACCTGAACCATTCAAGCCAGTAATAATTGAACTGGAAACTAAAGAGGAATACAACGACTTCTGGCATATCCTGAATTATGCGGAAGCTAGTAGTCTCACTGAGTATTGCTTGGACAAAGGGATACCACTTCTAATCGGCAGGGGTTACTTTACAGCGCTAGACAGGATAGAGAGATGAAGTAGTACATTAAAATAGCTTGCTGGTGTCCTGTACGCACCGGAAGCAGGATGAAATGGGGTTCGGGCAGGAACAGCGAAGGTATCCAGCCAGCAGGTTGCCAGTTACCTGAAAGGTGGGCTTAGAAGTAGCCATCCTTTAAAGAGTGCAACAGCAAGTGGGGAGGCATCCCCATAACAGAAATGTTTGGAACGGGCTGTGGAGGCTTACTGCCTGGGAAGCAGATGACTGTCCTAGTTGCTTTGGTGTAATAACACATCTAGTAGCTGGCAAAGGGTTCTGGTGGGGTGCAGATAAAGGGTAGGAACACGCTACCGCAACGGAGCAATCTGTTAAATGGAGCGTATGAAACCAGCCCCACCAGAGCATCAAACTAAAGGAGGATAATCTAATGGGTAATATAAAGAATGAGAAGATTGTTTGGTATATTCTTGATGAGATAGCGGTTAAGCATAGTGCTACACATACAGGTTCAGGGAATCAGCCTTGTCCAATCTGCGATAGGGCGGAAGAGGCTATGAAACGCCTATTGAAACCAACCCATGATGAGTGTCAAGAGTTATACCAATCCCGCCAGAGCCAGTAATAAGGAGGATAATCTGATGGATGAACCAACCTACACATTGATTTGTGATAAATGTGGTAAAGCATATATAAGCAAAGAGGGGTTTCCTGAGCCACAGATTTGCCTAGAGTGTAAACCTACATTGGACGATAGAGAACTTGGGAAACCAGCAGAAGGTGCTATTGGCAAGATTATGGATGCAGTGTCTCAACCTGCCTTGAAATTGATTAGTTGGGAAAGGATAAGAATGGTGCGTCACGAGCAGGATAAGAAGGGGCAACGCAATAATATGTTTAGGCTGGAAGCCCTATGCCAAGAACAATTAAATGAAGATAAGCGTAATCTCCTCCAATCCCTCAAGGATGTGAAGCCATTGAGTCCAGAGGAGATAGAAGGCGCAGTTAATTTTAGAGAGTTAGCACAAGCAGCCTACCAAGATGTTTTAGGCCAGATAGAGGAGATGCTGAAGTGATAACTATTGATAGAGAAACTAAAATTACTTTTGATGGTAACGATGCTTGGGATTTAACTCAGTTAGCTAAATATGTTATTGAGGTCATACAGACTGGTTCATCAAAGGGTCACGGATATGATGATGATGATGAATTAGAAAGGTTTAAGAAACTTGCTTACAGGCTTGATGAGGCTATACCCAATGAGGGTGTTTTATAGACCAGATAGAGAAACTTATAAGAGAATGATGATGGATAAAAAAGAGGCCTTAAATTTATTGAATTTAACTGATGTCTTTTATGATGCCGATGATGATGAACCTGAAATGGCTCAAATGATAAATCTAAATGACGTGTTTGGGTGGGCAGTAGCAGATTGCGAAAAGGTAAAAGACGATGAGTTGATTGAGGTCGCTGGATTATTTAAAAAATATGGTTGGTGCGGCATCTTATACTGGGTTAGCGAAATAAAGCGTGAAGGCTCTCGCTCAGAATTCCTAGATAATAACAGATTTATTGACTTTGTTAAGAGAGAGGAAGATCTAATTAAACAAGAACCCGACTCAGACAAAAGGGCATATAAAAAATACAAATACACATTAGGTTAAAATTCCATCGGCAGGAGGGGTTATGATTAAGTATTTTCACGAACTAACAAAATTAGACAGCGCTATGGCCAATTTTCTGAAAGAGATTTACCCCATAACCAGGCAGGCGGTAGCCCAAGAGATAAAAGAGAAACTGGAGAAACAGGCAGTTGGTTCGCACCCCATTGAGATTGCCATTTATATGACTATAGACTCATGGCAAGCCTTCTGGGAGAAATATACAAAGGAGATGCCATGACGGTACAAGAGCTTGAGGACAGAATAGAGATGTTGAGAGGGAAACTGATAGGTGGATGGTATAGCACACAGGATAAAGAGGAGATTGTGCGCCTGACAATGGAACACTCTGCGCTCTACCGTCAGAATATTCTTCAAGGAGGAAACCAATGATTGAGAGACCGATACTATACTCAACAGAAATGGTTAGAGCCTACCTGGATGATAAAAAGACCATGACAAGGAGGCCGATAACAGCAAAACACAATATCTCTAAGCATCATAAAAAACTACCGTATGCAAAGGCAGTCGGGTTTGTCCACTCTGCTTCCCCTCAACATTGGATAGAACAATGGCCGTTAGACTTGAGAGCAATTATTCCCAATAGTGTTGCTACAACAATGAATGGAGATGTATTCAAGTGCCCCTATGGTCAAATAGGCGACAAGCTCTATTGCAGAGAGACTTGGGCTACTATGGCTATATTTGATGAATTACCCCCACGTTCTTTAGTCCCTAATTCTCCAATCTGGTACGCCGATACTTATCCTGATGACCCCACAAATTGCGGGGATGACAAAGGGAAAACTAGACCCTCAATCCATATGCCCCGCTGGGCTTCCCGTTTTCCCCAGACAATCACAGGTATCAGAGCAGAGATAGCCCAAAATATTACTGAGGAAGATGCGATTGCCGAGGGGTTTAACAGTGTGGAAGAGTTCCTCTCATATTTCATTAGTAAGTATAAACGAACTGATTTATGGACATGGGTAATATCCTATCCCAAATACTCAGAGGAGCCAAGCAGGATTGATGGCTAGCCCCCAAACAGAAACCGGGCATACGCAGATAGCGAATGAAATATTGGAACACCTGGCTCGGGCATACCTGTCTCCAAACCAGTGGCAGGTGTTAATGTTTATCATCTGCAAAACCTATGGTTATAAAAATAAAGCCGATTACCTGTCGAATAGTCAGATAGTAGAGGCAACAGGACTAACGAAGTCAACAGTATCCAGGGCGGTCAAGAATCTAGTAAATAATAACATCATAATCAGAAGGGGGAAGTATATCGGCTTTCAAAAAGACTGGAAGCAATGGGAGTGTAAAGTTAACAGTATAGGCAACTCTGAAAAGTTAGCAGGGCTGACAACTTTAGGCTCAAAGTTAGCAGGACAGCCAACTATTGAAAAGTTAGCAGAACAGCCAACAAAAGTTAGTTATCCAATTGCCAAAAAGGGGCACAAATCAGCTTACGGAGAATTTAATAACGTGCTCTTAACTGATGAGGAATATAAAAAGCTGGAAGAGAAGTTTGGAACTAGGGCACAGGACTTGGTTGAAAAGCTATCAGCCGGCATAGAGAGTAAAGGTTATAAGTACAAGAGCCACTATGCAACTATCTTGAATTGGGAACGCAGAGATAAAGGAGGCAATCATGAAACCAATAAGCGAAATACTAGACAACTACCCACAGAGTTCACCGACCCCGAAGAGTTCAGGCTTAAAACCAATAGAGTGGGAACCAGTTGAGTCTGAAATAGAAAACTGCATGGAGAGATTGGAGAGGGTAGGATATGCGCCTAACCCATACTGCAAGCATTGCCGCGGGATTGGCTTTGTGCATCCTGTAATGTCTGACGGTAATACTAACTGGGGAGAGATAGTCGCCTGCAAGGCTAAGGATTGCTTGGCCGATTCCCATGATAAGTATAGGGCTGGGGAGGACTACATGAAGAAAATGGGGGTAAGCTCTCTCCGCCATACATTCGTGGCCTTCGAGCAGATTAAAGGGGCTGATAAAACTTACATCGCATTCCAAGAACTCGCTACAGGACATACCAAGAAACCGTTTCTCCTTGTTGTAGGCGCGGTAGGTAATGGCAAATCACATCTTTGCGAGGCTATGACCATTGTTCTGAACCAAAGGGGAATCTCCTGCATACTCTTTACAGTTGCAGACCTCATGGCACAGATTAAAAGTAGAATCCCCACGAACACGACAGAGACGCTGGTGCAACAACTGTGGGATTATCCTGCTCTGATTCTGGATGACTGGAAGGTAGAATACGGTACGGACTATGAGCTATCACAATTAGAGCGAATAATTGACCGCCGATACAGGGAAGAAATGATAACAGTATTAACCAGCAACCGGGATTTAGAGGAGCTTAGTAGAGCCTCTGAGCGGATAGTCAGCAGGTTCATGGATAAAGACCTTGCTGTGACAGTCGTGAATAACGCACCGGATTACAGGAAGAGATAGGTGCGACAAGAAGGGCTATGTAGATATAGCAATAGAGTTTTAAGGAGGGTACTGATGGAAGAGAATAAATTACTAACAGAAATAGCCAATAGAATTATTGAGCGTCTTGATGATGATATAAGCGATAGGCGTGGTGTCAAGTGGGAATGGGAGAAGATAGACAAAGAAGTAATGAATGGAGAACTCAAACCCACATGGAGAAATATTATAACAGAAGAATTGTCCAAATTCAAGGAAGTGGTAGAGGGTGCTGAACTAGCAGATAAGAAGATACGCATTCTATTTGCCGAAGATTGCATGTTGAGGGAGGCTGAATTATTACCTGACCATCCTGATGATAGAAATATTATTAAACCGGAATATGTGTATGAATGGGTTTCAGAGCAAGATAGAAGGATGGTACTCAGTTTTCTTGAAGCCCAACTCCAAAAAGTTAAAGACGCTATTGATGGAGGTAAGTAAATGGAAAACCCATATCCAGAGAAGATAGTTGATGAGGCAAGCGGTATTGAGTTTCCATATGAATGTCATGAGAGGATAAAGGTAAATGAAAAAACTGGATAAATTAGACACGTTATTCTCGCAGTTCATCAGGCTTAGAGCAATTCAGAGGGTGGGTGGTTGCGAGAAATGCCTTACTAAGAGGTACGATACCACCCGGGAAGATGGCACAACCCGCCCAGCATATATGTGGTTGCAATGCTCCCACTATATAGGCCGTAGCACAAAGGCCACTCGGTGGGATGAAGATAATGCCGCAGGACTTTGCGGCGGATGTCATATGTACCTTGAGCACCATCCACATGAGCACCAAGCCTGGTTCCTGGAACACCTGGGCCAGCTTAATTATGACCTGTTGCAAGCCAGGAGGCGGTTAGGTGCAAAGCCTGACCGTGAGTCCTTTTTACTATACTACAAGATGCAGATAAAAATACTGGAGGGGAACAATGACTGATGCGTTTAAGCAGAGCCGTATAAACGACCAACAAGCATACCATAGAATCGAGAAGGAATCCTATAAAAAGTACATATTAAGCAAGAACCAAGCCTTTAATGAACAATGGGAAGCTGAACGGCTAGCTTTGAATGAATACCTTGCCAGAGAAGGGGAAGCCAATGAGCGATATAAACCATTCGAGAGGGAGCTTCATGGTATTAAGTACCCATGTTAAAATAAATACTGGAGGGAAACAATGGAGATTAAAGAGCCGACACAGGATGAATTGAAGTGGTTCTGGAAGAAGTGCGGACTAATAGAGCAACCTACTGGTAGCTGGTACACGGATACAGTCCCAACGAAATTTGTTTGGCAAGGAAGAATACCACTAACCACTGATAACCTAGATAAGTATGCGGTGCCGAGGATAGAAGGTGAATACCAACTAACTATTAAAACTATACTTAGGGGCTACTATGTAGTTAGTGCCGAGGAATGTAGTGAAGAAATTAAACGGAACATGTTTTATATCCTCGACACTAATCTTACACTAGCCCTCTTCTGGGTAATCTACAAAGTATTCAAGGAGAAGGTAGATGATTAAAATAGAATTCACCTGTTATGTGTGTGGGAAGGTTTCAAAAATCGGGGTAGATGATATTGGAGAAAAAGAGGTAGTCCCCGTATGTGATGATTGCTATAAGAAGTTCATATCACTAAAGGAGAAACGCATTAAATCATTCATAAAGAACATTAAAAGACTTTACCGTGATTACAATATACCATTTGATACCTTCAACGTAAGCGAAGAGATTACAGTTGAGGACAGTGAATGAACATAGCGAAACTGATGCATGAGTTCAGGTTTTACGTGCTGAAAGAAAAGGGGTTCTCTGGGTTTAGTGGCGTTGAAGCAACCATTAAACTCTGGTATGAGTTCCTGAAACAGAGGAGGGGTAAGGAATGATTTGGCAGGATTGGTTAATATGTATTGGGTGTTTTATATTAGCAGCGTCAATGTACCCTGCTGTAAAAGGTAAAGAAAAACCACCTCGGTTAACCTGCGCTATAATGAGTTTCGTGCTTGTATCATTTGCTGTTGCATTCGCTACAATGGAGTTATGGCTTTCATTGGCTGGTGCTATTTCCCAAGTAATTATGTGGGCAATACAACTATTTCAAAAGAGAACATAAAGGAGGGAGAAATGACTGAAGAAACAAAAAGGAACGCTTGGCTGTGGGAGACCAAATTTAATGGGTGGTACGGGGTGACCTTTGAAGAGGCCAGGTTCGATACCATAAGCCTGCACGTAAAGTTTTACCCAACAAAATCTGAGGCTATACGTGCAATAAGCCACTACAAGTATTCTGATGCTTGGAAGGAGTTAGCAAAGGCATGACAAAGCAGGAAGAGATTAAAGAGGGGATAGCAGATACGTTCAGAATGTATCCAACTTGGTTACAGATACAGGAGGAAGAGATGGAAGACAAAGACACAGATAGCCATGTAATCGCCCCACAGCCACAAGAGGGCATTGAAAAGGTAAAGTGGTAAACGACACGGTATACCAGAAGATGTGCGACTGTGAGGAGATACAGTCACTCGATTGCAATTTCACTCATACTCTTTATGTTTTTAGCCCAGAGTGTGGCACTTGTCCAAAGCACAAGTGGATAGAGTATGGTAAATACTGCCGGCATTGTGGTTCAAAGTTGAAACCTTATAAAATGTTTGAGACTCGTGATGGTAGCGGTAATCATTTAGATGGCGAGACTTGGCTACCAGACCGAATCCAGTTGCAGGAGATGAGTGGGTTAACATGGTTTGAATTTGATAGGGCTTGTGTCGGTTGGGCTCTAAGTAATCCTGAGTACCTACAAATAACAAAGGAGAGAATTGGCTTACAAGTTGTGATGAAAGTAAAAAACAGGAAATATTGGAACGGCGTCAAGTGGGTTAAGGAGAGTTAAATGAGTAATAAAAGTGCAGAGGAAAGATTACAGGAATTATATGATAATGGCAAGCCCCAAATTGTGGAGTTCGAGGATGGAACAAAAACAGGGTTCATATCTGCCAGAAAGAACATTGCCCCTGAAGATATAGACCTGATAGCCCACCTGCTAAGAACTAGGGAAGATAAAAACTGTATTGATAGCCCAACTAGATAAGGGGGAAGTATGACAGCAGAAGATAAACTGAAAGAATGGTACGAATTGGAAGACGGCGGTTGGCTACCTGAATCAGTAAATATAAAAGCGAAGCAGTTAGACCTGATAGCTGACCTTGTAGTAGAGAGGTTAAGAAAGATTAATCATCCTTAACAGGTTCCTTGTGACCGTATTGACGGCATACCCAGTTCGGTCCCTCTATCACCATTGGGAGATGATATCCTAACCTTCTGCACCTGGGGCATACCATCAGCCTCCCCCTTCATGCTGGCATTAATTGGCTAAAGAGCCAGTAGAGACCGCTTATTACCGTAGTTAAACTTAGGATAGTGACTGTAACGACTGTTAATAGAAGTTTCCAGTCTATGTGAAATCTGTTCTTATTATTGGCTTCTATCTTATCATTCTGGTTTTTAATTATCTCTTCATGGTGTATTAACTTTATCTGGTTTTTAAGGACTGTCCCATTGAGTTCCTTGAGATGCCCTTTTATTTCTACCGTGTCCTCTTTGATGTCGGAGAATTTACCATTGAAATTCTCCTCGGCGTGCCGTAGAGCACTAGCCAGCATTCCTATTTCAGTCGGGTTTTCTTTTGCCATAGTACCCTCCTATATCACCACTAATCTAACTTTGCTCCCTTGCCATTCTGCTAATTCATTATTAAGGGTATCCTGTTGAGGCTCTATAAACCACCACTTCATATTAGTATCTATAAAGCCATTGAGCGCATGAACGTCAGTCCAAACTATTGCCTTTGCCAGACTAGCCCATGCTTCAACACTAAACTGCCCCATAAGGCGGTAAGCAAAGTCGTCACAATCATACTCTTCTGCTTTGTATTTCCTTCTGTTGGTATCATCGGCAGCAAGGAATTTATTTATATCATCTATATCACAGAGATACTTGGTGCTGTCTGAGATGAATATTTGAGCTTTCGGGAATAGGTTATGTAGAAAAGTCCATAATTCCACAAAGGTTATTTCCCTGTGGCGTTCCGGTAGAAATTGATTCTTCTTAAACAAGCCCTTCAGGCACATCTCCACTCCAGGACTTAAAGATTTTCTGTGTAACTATCTGTTCCCCCACTGCATCATAGTGTACGAGAACATAATCATCTACCTCAATACCACCGGCCACAAAGAGGTCTTTAATTGTTTCGGTCACAAAGCAGTCATATAGATAGTCTCTATTTTCCCATAATCTCCTGACCTTTGCTGGCCTGGCCTTAGTCGGGTCTATTGAAACCAATTGAGATACATGAGTTGACCTGGATGGGTCTGTATCTGGGGGAGGAGGAGTAATAAAAACATTTCCGTCCCATGTGTCACCGGGTGACCCTTTGCCTCTAGCCTTTACAAGATAATACCCTTCAGGAGTCGGCCAGTCTGAATCTTCCTCCAGTACAATTATATTCAAAACGTAACCGTCTGATTCCCGTACAATTGCTGTTCTCATTTCATTTCCCCCTTACCATGAGAATACTAAACATTCACCCCGTCCGCCGGTACCGCCTGTACCTCCTACATTAGTGCCACCGCCAGCACCACCACCTCCTCCACCTGGCGCTCCTCCGTCTCCACCATCGCCACCAGCAGCATCATCATTACTTCCGCCACCGCCACCACCCTCTCCGCATTTCTCATCTACTCCAATAGCTCCGGCTGTTCCGGCTCCACCATCAACGGCTCCACCGGCTCCACCTCCACCGTTTGAATAACTGGCTACGCCTCCACCGGCACCGCCAACCGTCTCAACATTAAGAGCCGTCAACCCGCCAGCCCCACCACCACCACCAGCCCCATATATAGAATCACCGCCATTCTGCCCAACCGTCCCGTCTCTAGCTGAAGTGGAACCAGACCCTCCGCCGTATTCAGCCGGGTATCCTACACCACCATCTATATCACCAGCCGATGATACAGACCCAGCCCCTCCACCGCCTAATGAATATGAATCAGTACCAGTGTCATACTGCGGTAATCCATTAGCTGCGCCTGTTCCTCCCCCAGGACCTCCATTTGTGTTCACGGCTACAGAACCTTTACCAGATACTCCCCCGTAGGAATATAGGATTGTTCCAAAATCTGTATCTCCTCCGGATGCTCCATTGGCACCATCGGCTCCTGTCCCTCCTGCTCCTCCTGCCCCACCTGCTCCGATGGTCACTGCCTCAGTTGCCCCAAGGCTATTAGCATCAAAAATCCGCCATGCATAAGCCCCGCCACCTCCACCAGCCCCTCCAATTCTGACCTGACCAGCGGCTTGTCCTTCGCCTCCACCCCCACCCCCACCAGCACTTATGCAGACAACGAATACATGGGTAATATCACCGGGCTTTGTCCAGTTACCAGATGCCGTTATCCTCTGGAAATCGGCAGTCATAGCCTCATCATACTGTGTCTCAAGGTTATTCATACGAGCTTGGTCAACTGGAGTTACCGCATTAGCCCAAACCGTTTTGACATACGCCATATTATCCCTCCTGGAAGGTATCTACTCTTTCAATTTTAAGTGATTCAACCGCTGTCTTAACCCTTGAATAGAGTACCCTTGCTATCATTATGCCTGTATCTGCACCAGCCGCTGCAGCAGCACCGGCAAACCATCCTAATTCTTCAATCACTCCTACGGCTTCAGCAGGGGCTATGTATTCCGTAAATTGGAATTGAGCGTCAGCAGGTTTAGAATGTGATGTCATTATCTTTCTAAACGTCTCTGTGCCGAGAGTTGTATCTGCCAATGCAGGTGCTGTGTTATCACTCCCAACCCCGAGATACTTAACTTCCAAATCAGTCACATCACCGTATAGGCCATCTCGTACCATGTTCAAGCCAACGGTTGTAATAAGATTCGGGAATTCTTTCACGTCTGTTATATTGCCATCAAGGTCAAAAGCTGTGACCTTGATGTTACCAGCCCATCCATGTCTCTCTTCTACCTTCAATCCGCCTAAGTCATTATGACCTAGCCCCAATATCCTGTCAGCGCACTTAAAACAGCACTCCCTACCATTTATGATGTAGGGCGCTACCATCAATTCACCACATTCACAAAGAAAGACGCTTCTAACCATTATTCCCTCCTCAACAGATAATAAGAGTCGGCCCTATAATAGTAGTCGGCCCACAGATAGGGCAGGCAAACGGTGTCTCTGTAACAGCCTCACTCCATTCCCATGTTGCTGTTTCATAGTCCATAATTATTAAAATAGAATCTTCACCTACTGCAAGGCGAGCTGCAATATCATCCTTGAACCCGGCTACCTTACCAAAGAATGAAGTCCAGTCTCCCATGTTCGGGCCAGTGATAGCGGTTATAGAAAATATAAGACTACCAGGCGCCCGTTCCGTCACATGAACAGAGGTAATCAATAAGTCCTCAGTGGTCAAACCATAAGCGGCATCCGTTACTGGTACAATCTGCCCTGGCTCCAAGCCCCATGTCTCTATTGCAAATGTGAATTGTTTACCAATAATGCCGTAGTAATCAAGCATGGATAACCCAGCGTTTACAGCATCATCACTATCTGTCAGGTAAGGCTCATCTGATATGTTTTCATTTATACCCGTATTGCCTTCAGCAGCAGCCCTAGCCGCTATGTTGCCCGCATCCTCAACCTGTACCATGATATCGTACTCACCGTAATACGTAACCACGATAGCGGCGGCGCCGGCAGGGGCAGCGGCAAATACAAGAATAGGATCACCCGGAGACCAATAACATTGGAAAGTTGTATCAATGCCTTTTAGTCCTATTGTCTGGGGAGCTCCGGCCACAGTTACCGTGGGTTCCTGATTGACTTTATAGCCGAGGGGAAAAGACTTGGTGGCTCCATCCCCTGTATAGCTCTCTGTTTGTACTGAAGTGATATCTATGCCAGCACGTATGTATTGTCTATTGCGATACTCTGAACTATCATGTGCCAATGAAGTCGTATGTTTAAGTATATCAGAATCAGTTACTGAGAATGGGGCAGCCGTAGTAGTCCGAGACTGGAAGTATAATTCTTTAGCATAATTTATTTCCCATTCAACACCTGCCCTCACTGCCATATTATCAAACGCCTTTGATACTGGCTGCCAATTAACCTTTATCTCTTTAAGAGCCGGCCCCTGGTCAATGTTCCCTACAGTGACACCTTCTGGCTCAAGGTATTTATCAAATAAGTCCGAAACTGCAAATCCAATAAAGGGGTAGTACCATTCTTCGAACATAAAGTCCTGAGCGTTATCTGGTGTCCATGTAGTCCCCCCGTCATTACTTGCTTCATATTCCCCGGAGGCATAAGCTCCGCCGCTATTCTTTCTCCAACCGACATAATTAGCAGCATCACCACCCGAGGCACTAACAACAATCCCGTAAATACTTGCAGAGGTGAACTCTACCTGTGTTGTCATATCCACCCATGTCCATTCGCCGGCCGTATCGGTGGTTAATGAATTACCATTGATAGTTCCCACAACAAGATCAGCACCAGTAGGATCGTCTCCTGCGTCAGTAGCTCTTACGCTAATAGTCACCGTCCCCGGATTGCCAACCCGGTAGATAAGTAATTTGATTCTGGTTATGTTATGAGTAGTTCCCGGCGTAAAAGTCTGTCCATACCAATTAAGACCATGCACAGATACAGCTCCATCATCGCCCGCTGTATAACTTTCATATTCTGTTGCTACCCATGACATTGCTGCCAGTCTTTTATCCGCGAGGTAGTGCCAGTCCATACACTGTATATGGTGATAAATCATATCCTCTGTTGGGACTCGCCTTTCAGTAGATTTAGATATCACACCGGAGAACAAGCATTTAACGAAAGGAGGGAAGCCATCTTTGACAATATCAACCTGCTGCCCACGAGAGAAGCTGAGAGAGCCGTCAGTATCCACAACAGTAAAGTTTGCTGTAGACCTGCGCCCTATTGCGCTATTGATATTGACAGAGCGTGCTTCTCTTGTCCTGTCTATAGTGGCTATCCGTGTCCATACCGTCATACCGACACTCCCTGTCTTAGTATGATTGTGTCTACCATCTTAGCCCCTATCTTTTCAACGATTAAATCTTCTCCTAAATAAACATGAAGGTCTATTCTCTGGTCACCACTTACAACTCTTTCTGATCCTGATTCTCCTGCTATGGCATATGTCTGGCCTGTTTTTAAACTGGTTAAAGCTGTTGGACCCAGAATAGGACCGCCATTAGCATATAGTGCAGGGTTCATTTCACCACTACCACCAATCATAATAGGTAATGCAGATTCAGTTGTTTTAGCCTTTGAAGTTCCCCTGCTTTTACTTCCAAATAATGTCTTTGGCATACTCCAGCCAATTTCGTTTAAATGAACACCTGCCCAGCCAAGCATGTTATTGATACCACGTATCATTCCATTAACAGAAGATACAATCCAATCAACTGCTGTCCTGATAGGGCTATACATATTCTCCGCTATACCCATAAATATGTGTTTAATTTTATTCCCTACTTTGGAAAAGTAAGAGACAATCTTATCCCAGTGGCGGTATATGAGTACAGACAGAGCCGCTATAGCAGCCCCTAGAGCCACAACAGCGATTATAATAAGCCCGATAGGGTTAGCGGCCATGGCCGCATTCCAAAGCCACTGTATGGCTGTTATAGCTTTCATTGCGCTCGACATTAACATTAATCCAGGTCCAAGGAGTGCCACTGCCCCTGCTATTTTAAGAATAGTATCAGTCAGAAAAGGATTCTCTGTAACCCATAACTGTATCTTCTCAATAATTGGGATGAGCCACTTCACAAAATCCTGAAGTTTCGGGACTAGAACATCACCGATAGTGATACCAACATCTGTTAGTGTATTTTTTAGAATCGCTAGTTTTGCCGCTGTTGTCTCCTGACGTTTGGCAGCTTCTTCATTAAGAGCTATATTTTCTTCCCATGCTGTCTTAGCTATTTTCTGCGCATCCGTGAATAAGTCCTGTGCGCCAGTAGCACGGAGTAGAGCATCTGTTATTCTGATACCACCCAAACTCATGCCATCAAGCATAGGTTGGATATCAACCCCTGCATCTTTCAAATTACCAAGCCCGGCTATGAAATCCATGACTGAGCCAATCGCATCTTCTCCAAACTTCTTCTTAAATTCTGCCACCGACATACCAGCAGTTGTAGCCCATTTAGCCAGTTCTTCACCACCAGCTGCAACAGCGGAGTTCATTTCTAGCATAACTCTTGAAAATGCCGTACCGCCAGCTTCCGCTCGTATTCCAACAGATGAAAGTGAGGCAGCTAGAGCCATGATTTCCGATTGACTCATTCCAATAACAGTACCAGCACCAGCCAGTCTCATTGCCATGTCCGCTATTTCACCCTCAGTGGTAGCCATGTTGTTGCCAAGGTCTACAACCACTGAACCCAAGTTGCTGAAAAATTTAGTGTCCATCCCTGTAATGTTGGCAAATCGTGCAAATGTAGTGGCTGCCTCTTGCCCTGCCATATTAGTGGACATGCCCAGTTTAGCCATTACCTCTGTGAATGATATGATATCCACTGTAGCAATCCCCAACTGACCAGCCGCTTCCGCTATCCCGGATAATTCCACATGAGTTAATGGTAATTCTTTGGTTAAATCCCTAATTTCCTTATTTAAGACAGCTAGCTCTTCATCGGTGGCATCTACCGTCTTACGAACACCAGCAAACGCACTCTCAAAATCTACCGCAGCTTTAATAGAAGCGCCACCGAAGGCAACAATAGGGAGCGTCAATTTCATAGTCAGGGTTTTCCCTATCTTCCCTACTCTGTCACCAATGGATTTAAGGGACTTATCAAGTTTTGTAGTGTCAGCCCCTATCATCAATACTGCATCGCCAATCTTTATAGCCATATTATTTCTTCACTATCTTAATACTTCCCCTAGAGTTTGCAGCTAATGACTCAAGTGATACCTTACCATCTCCACTGTAGGCGTCTGCCTCTCTTTTCTTTCTGTCTACCATCTTATCCACCATCAGGTTCAACAATTCATCTGTCCAATTATTCACAATGTAAACAGGGTCTAACTTCCATTCTACAAGGAAATGCTCAAAGGCTCCCCCTATTGTAAGCGTTCCGCCAATGCCGTCACCGCTCCCACGAAAGGGAAGGCAATCTCTGCCACCTGTTTGAATGCCTCCGTAATCTCTGTGTCTGTTGCCTTTGCTTCTATTTCTTCTTTGTCAAGGTCTTTGGCAAACAAAAAGAAGAGGTCAATAACCTTTTCAGGCATACTCACCATCAAAGCATCCATGGCACTCTTGAATTTATCCGGGTCACTGGTATCTATGTTCGAGTAGCCTGGCAGAGAGGCAAGGAGTTCAGCAGCCTTTTTACGCCATTCCCTGCTGTCTTTTATGACAAGCAATGGAATAAGATACTCCATGCCTCCGAGCATTACCTTTAATGGTTCTCTGATTAGTTTCTGTTCTTCAGTTCTGTCCATGATTTACTCCTTTAACTATTGATACAGGTTAAAATTCCAATTGCCACAAGCCCTATATGAATTAGTCCTGAAGATATGCAATAAATCCAGCTCTTCCCCTCAATTACTACACTAGGATCAGTATCAAGGCTCGGTGGTGGCGGTGGTGGTATATTATTTCCCATGGTCTTCTCCTTTTTACTTCAATATTATGCAGCATTATCTACTACTGTCACTGCTGGCTCTCCTGTGGTTTTGAGCGCCCTGAAGGTAACCGGGAGAATAACCTTACCATTCTTGTGATAAGTTGAACCAACAGAACCGGTGGCTACACATGATGGCATCAATATAGCCCTGTACTCACCAGCTGGGTCAGTGCAGAGTATTTGCAGAGTTATCTTTTTCTGTACCCCAGCTCCCAGTTTCAAGATGCTCCCGGATAAGACGCTACCAGCCATGGCCTTGTCCATGTTGAACAGTGATGCTTCTGCCATATTACAGGTCACTTCTGTTGTTTCCTTGGTAATCACATTGTCTATTGGGAACGTCTCTTCATCTACCTCTATATCGGTGGTATCTGCGTTATAGGTGATCGTTATTCCATCTTCCGTATAACCTATGTCGGTGAATGGGGCATTTAGCAGTACGGATGCCGTAGCGTTACCTGGTTCCAGGGTAAAGGTCTGCCCCTCAATCACAATGTCATCTATATAGACATAGTGGACAGTGGATGTCTCCCAGCATTCCATTTTAACCCGTGTCAAGACCCACCCTGTTATTACACCAGTATCCACAATCTGCGCCGACGGGCCGAGTGGTGCGGCACCGGTGAGATGGGTGGCATCAGTGACTAATGTGATAGTCCCCGCTGCATAATTAGAGAATGAGCCATCTAGTTCGCTCCACCCGCCATAGAAACACATATCACCACCCGCAAGGTCTTTTGTTTCCCAATTCTCACCACCAAGCGCGGCAACATCGACCTGTACTGTAATGTCAACCCAGCTATCGCTCAGCGGGTCTTCAAATCGGCATTCCATCTGCTCCCAATATGTCCCGACAGGACCAACTCTAAAGTAGTCCCATCCCCAGACCCCAGCCTGAGCTACGAATTCAGCGATTGTTAGCGTTGCCGCTACCCCTGTAGGCGTAAACTGTACTGCGGTGCTCCCATAGTTCCCGCCATCCAATTTAGATAATTTTACTGACCAGGAACCAGTGTATGCCTGAACGTCTGACCATTCGGCTCGATTACCATCCGGTGTCGCCACCTGTAAGACGCCTGATCCTGCTAACACGTTAGATATTGTTCCCATGATTAACTCCTCCCTATTTTATTCATGCGGTCTGCAATCTTTCTTTTAAGCTCTGACTCAAAATAAGCAATCATCCTAGCGCTCATTTCTGGAGCCTTTGGCACCATCTTTTCTTTTTTAGTTTCCTTCTTAGTTTCTTCTTCGTCTCCCATGTTTAACCTCCTATGTTATTGCTGCTATCAAAAATGAATAAAATGCCATTACTTTGAAATAGGTAATTATCTGTTGGTCAACTAAATCCTGCCCTGACACTTCCTCAACGCACAATTTAATATAGTAGTCTGAGCCGTCAATTGTGACCTTCTGATTTTGTATTCCTTGAAGGACAAATTGTAAAGCGTTATAAACTGCCCTGGCTCCTATTGTCCCAGATACTGTTCCAATCTGTTCTGCCCAACAATCGAACTGAACACTTACCGAAGGCATACCGGGGATATGAGGGTTACTTAATCCCCCACGGGTAAAGTAGCTGACAGCCGGTAGATCGGCACCTTCAGGGAGTCTTGGGCAATAAATACCTGTACCTACTATATCCGTCAATGCCGTCTGTGCCTGTAGGTATGCGTTTATGATTGCATTAGTATCTGCGTTAGCCACCTTCTGCTCCTGTGAGTGTTCTTAATTCTATCTTGATATCTTTCACAGCCAATAAATATGCAGGCCATATATAAGGACGTGCTGCCATTCTTTTTGTGCCAGTCTCTAAATATCCTCCGTAACCGCTTGTACTATAAACCCTGGCAGACTTCTTCTTGACCTCTCTTGTTATAGACCTCATGTTGGTGCCATATTGGTACGGACTGAGTTCTTTCGCTGTGTCCTCAATCTCTGCTGTTACTCTTAGCAACCAGTCATGTATCGATTCGTCTACGGCATCCATGACTATATTTCTATTTATGTCTGTTACTATCCCGGTTATCTTTATCATCTGACTACCTTCAACCCGCACTCTTTATGGTGTATACCAGTCCAGTTCTTGCTATCAACAACTATCGTAACCTCATAAGTTATCGCGTCTATTACAACTCTGTCCTGTTCTGTAATATCAATATTCCCTACAAATAGAGTGTAATCAGCTATAATCACCTTAGCACCGACAAATACATCAGTTCCTGCTCCGATTACGCCACGAGCGGAAGCATGCCCAGCCGTAAGCCTGCAAACCTGGTCTGTAAGGTTGTCCGCCCATGTCTTTTCTGGCACGCCATAAGCATCAGCCACTCCTTCGGTGAAGCGTCTGGTTGTGCAGGTATCAATCAATAAACTAGTGAAACTCATTCACCCATCTCCGCGCCGGCAGTCGGGTCTCCTACTGCTGATAAATCCATTTCCGCCCATGTGAAGTAGGGGATTGAAGCATCGCTATCTCTTAACCTTTGTGCCAGTTTTAACATATTGTCAATAATCTTCTGAGTGTAATTGTAATCTCTCATATTCTCAGCAGATGCAGATTGCCCATACATAGCTGCCCATGCTTCGAGAATATCTGCTGAGGTCAGTTTAATATCGTTGCTATTAGAATTAAGATATATGGTGATTTCCTCATCGGTGAAAACAACATCGGTCAAGTCCTTATCGCCTGTGGTAAGTCTGACCTTCCCAACATCTGTAGTGATATCATAGGTTTCAGTCATTGTAATTAACTCCCTTCTCCTCGCCACCATGGCAATCGTGATATAGGTAGCCTGGTAGATAATAATCGTGATACAGATAGCCTTGTGGCGGATAGGCGTGATATAGGTAGCCTTAATAAAGTCCTTACTGTAATAATATAGCTAACAACAATAGACACAGAGGCAACAATGTTAGCAGTAATAGTAATTGTCCTGTTCATGGACCTGAGTATCACGGTTGATATAACGAGCCCTGCTGCTATCGATCTGTTATAGGTCGCTGTTCTAACAATAGAAACAGCCACTGATAAAGCAGGTTGCATAGCTCTGCTATAAGCTATAGCCCTTACAACAATAGATGATACCGTGAGTCCCTGTGTAGTGGCTCTTTTATATGCCACATTCCTATCTACAGTGGCTGAGGCGGTGATTCCTGATGAGGTAGTCCGATTGTAAGTGACGTCTCTATCAACCGTGGCTGAAGCAGTAAGTCCGGGAGTATGAGACCTCACGTAAGCCACCGCTCTGGAGACAGTGGCGCTTATTACTAAGGCAGGACTGGTGGTTTTAATTATGTCAAATATCCTCGCTACGGTTATAGATATTACTAAACCGGGGCTTATCCCTCTATCCCAAGCCACATCTCTATCTATGGTTGCCGATACGGTTAAGCCTGGAGATGTACTTATGGGATAATCTACCGCTCCCCCAGCAGAATATTCTATATGTAGTTTTGCTCCATGAGCATTTCCTGCATAATCATATGACCTGATGAGACAAGCGCTACTTGACCCTGACTGTCCTTTTACTAACACCATAAGGTCTTGATTAGCAGCCCAACCGGGGCGGTCAATTACTTCTTTAACGGCAGTCTGAATTGAAGGACTGTTTACCCAATCAGCAGCCCCTAGATTATCCCCGTCCCATTCGGTATTTGCCGTTGTCGTAACTCTATTAGTCACATCGGCATTGGTAGTAAAATCCACAGCATCATCTACATCCTCGCAATAAATATTAACTAACGGGCTGTCGTATGATGTCGAATAGAACCAGACCGATATATAAGTGTTGGCATCAATAGTTACTCCGTTAGCTATATTTATAGTATGTAACATGCCACCGTTATATCGAGATGAGGCTACCGTATTGGCAGCCCACCCCACATATGTGGATGTCTTACTGAAATTAGTATCGTTATCCGTTTCATGCGCATCATTAGCAGAAGCAGATACTTGCTCATCAACATCCACATCAATAAACACTGGATAGGTAGCACTCTGTAGCCATGAATAAGGCACTCTAATTGAGATGTAGAGCTTGTTACCACGTTTCTGTAATGTGGCAACAGACTGGACGATATTATCTGAGGAATCCCAGTAGAGTAGCGGCATGAAGCCCCAGAGGACTTCACCGTCTTTCAGGAATTCTATGGCATTAAACGTCTGAGTTTTAGTTTTCTTATCCCACGGAGAACCGTCTACAATAATATCAAGGTCTTTCGATGGAGCGAATATAAGATTAAGCAGTAGAACAGGGTTCCCTCCATCAATAACATACTGCTCAGGAGATGGTAAGTCAGACAGTTTACTAACCGTCAGTATCTTAGCCAGTCTGGAAGAGTTACACTTCCACTCAAAGTTAATTCCACTTCCATAGGCATTATCCCATGTGATAGTTCCTTGATGACTCTGGACTCCAACAGTAGGAAGTAAGTCTACTATAGGGTTGGTGATTTTAGGAGACACAGTTTGAGGCATAGATATTTGTTGTATCTGGTTAATATCATTCGTCCACTCCAGTGCCATTGGTTGGAGTTGAACAGTCTCGCCTTGCTTCTCAAACTCTAATATCTGACCGGCAGCGAAGTCTTCCTTAACACGTACATGATACCCGGCATTGAGCATCTCCCAATCCCACGGGGCATCGGCAGGTCTGAACTCATTATCTATCTCACGCCATTCATCGCTATCTAGATAGTGGACAGCCCCAATAGAAGCATCAAAGGCAAACTTTCTTCCACCCAGAGAATGAGTTTTGCTGTTCCTTGTTCTTTTCTCTAAAACTTCAATTGGAGGCATCACCTTCCCCTTATGCCTGGTCTATAGTGCTTTGTCCATCTATGGTCAGGGTATCAAGGTTTTCCATGGCTAATACAGCATTGAAGCAGCACTCAATGAAAGCCACATCATCATCATTATTACAGACGTGGATACCCGCTACATTGATGGTGGCCGTTGCGGTGAATATATGGTCGAATAAGATTGTATCCCCAGCCGTGTTGACGGTAGCTCCGGCGACAGTATCTATTGCAACGATGTCCAACCCACTACCAACGTGGTGAGTTGCAGTATCAGCAGGGTCAGCAAAGGTTGATGCCGCCGCCGCCGTACAAGGCGTGGCCATATTAAGGCCGACAATGCTTTCCATTCCGGTAGCAAGTTCTTCTCTCAAGAGTAATATCAACTCAGCTATGCCTGTGTTTGTCCAAGTTTCAGTCTGTGCCATTTCTTCTTACCTCCGTAACAACATCGGGTCAATGTTATATTTCCTACATATTGGACACGTTAATTTAATATTCGCATGAATGGCCTGCCATAATGTCTCAGGTGCAGGGTCACCAGTTCGGTAGCGTTCCAGTATCTCTTTTCTCTCCGGCCTATTTTTCTCAGCATAGGCAACTCGCCTATGGTGGTATGATGATAGATACGCCACAAACAATGACTCCAGAACAAACTTCCAAAGACATTTGAATGAGATACATTGAGGCGGGCTAGGAGCCTCTATGCTCATAGGTTTAGCGATAAGTTGTCCAATCATACCTCCACACTCCGGGCAGACAGGGCGTTTCTTGAATTTCCCCTCGCCGATATCTACTTCTCTCACTTCCATTTGAATACCACATTTAATGCAAGTACCATTTCTATGAGTGGCATGAACGATGGTTTTTATTGTTCCCTTAACCTTAACCGGGTCAGTCATATTCTATTCTCCTCTATTTGTCCGGCCGGTGGAGAGAGTAAAGGAGATAACCCCTCTCCACCAACCAGCCTTTATTAATGTGTGTGATATCTAAAATGAATCGTACAAGTATCGGCTACAGCCGTAGCCGTCTTCATGCGGTAATAAATCAGTTGTCCTGCAGGTAAATGGGGAGCCCAAAATCTCAGATGGCCTGTTGGAGTCTCAAACTTCGTAGCGCCTGCAAATCTTCCTCTGAAATTCACAACCTTGGCAGCACCCCACGCTATCTCTATCATGTAGATAGTGTTTGCCTCGCTCATTGTTTCAATCCCCATACTTGTAAGATGTCCATCCGCGGTAGCAGTTGCAGCCGATAATTTAGTAGCCCCACTATCCGCTATTTCTACCCATGCACTCCATGTATTAGCGGTTGCATGAGCTGTAAAGGTACAGGTTAAATTAGTATCAGCAGGGAAGATAGAGGTTACATGATCTACTGCATCAAGTATTTTGTTTTGCTTGCCTTCGTCATCTATCATGATCTAAACCACTCCACTGATTTCTCCCATAGTTGCTGATGTTCTTTTTCGCTTACGTATCTCTCAAACCACACTCTAGGTCGCCAGTTCATGCCAAGGAAATCATTGGTTGCTGTAGTATCTGTCCCAATGAAGAAATTTTGAGCACAAGTTTCTGGGTCAATCAGTCCGCCTACTGAGGCAAAAGTGGTGACAGAACCAAAACCGTCTATATCGCCTCGCCAGAATTGAACATCGGCACCATGTCGGCTGACACCTAGATACCACCATTTACCAAACGTCCAGCCATTACTATAGGCAGCCGTCCTGAGAGGGGCCGTTGCTGCATGATGATGCCTCAGAGTTACGGAGGTACCAGTGTCGTAATGATATAGTTCCCAGCCGCTATCACTAACAAGGAACCGTCCCATCAAATTTTTATCGTCCGGACCTCCAGATGTAGGATGGAACCATATACTGAGACTGTAATCCTGTGATGTAAAGTCCATGATCGCCGTCTCTACTGCCGTGCCCCAGATATAGTCATTCGAGCCATCATAGGTCAAGACCGTCAGGCCGCTATCAAGAGTAGTCCAGGCCGGAGCACTTACCATTGTTGTGAGAAGGCGATGTCGTGATATATCACGAGTGTAGAGTGCCCCAATTCCTTCCCTGAATGGCAAGTCTAAACATATATTCCTATTTATTGCTAATGAGTCATAGTGTACGCTCATTAAGGAGCCTCCTCGTAAAATGCTTCCCAATCGTAAGCTCGATGTGCTCCGACTGCGGTGTTCTCTATAGTAACCCTCACTCCGTATCTATTGGGGTCTAGACTAATCGTTTTCAAGTCGGGGTCTTGTGCCCCTGCAAAGGTTGTCAGGCTTTCCAGAATCATAGCGCCGCCCGGAGCAATACGGTAGTACACTCTGATGTCAACAGTCTCAGTAGCAGTCTGATTGGTCATGTCTATTTTGAACACTCTAGGTTCAAATATGCCCGCTGGAGTTTCCTCTGTATAGACAGTCTGCTCTGTACCATCTGTCGTTATTGTCCCACCCTCTTCAGTGAGTATAGCCTCCGAGTCTGTGACCTCTCGGATAGCATCTACATCCTCTTGGACAGCTGCAACACTAGCCTCAAGAGCTAAGGTCGATATATTAGCAGGATTATTGAGACCATCCCCGCTCATTGCTTTGCCTCCTCTTCGCTGTATGCCAGGTTCCACTCTTCTTGTTCTGCCCCTACATTACAGATAGCGTAGATGGCTCCAGTCCAGAGATTGTTGGTTCCTATGTGGAGCGTCGAACCGTAGGCAGTCATAATCTTACCCTCTCCGTTAATGGCTGCCCCATCATCCTCAAGCCGAAGACTTATCGCTTCACTAGGGTCTGTCAGGTTAGTCAAGTCCAGCCCTGTCCTCCGCCCATTGGCTGCTATGACCAGTGTGCTGACATTTGTGATTGACACTGCCCCTGCATTCTCAGTCACGACCGGGAATATCGTTGGGTTTGGCATATTAACCCTCCTTTATTTCTTCCCGCTACATCGGCCACCCCTACCGTCCTGTGGCCCATTGCCTCGGCCATCCCTCGGCCCCTTTGCACTCCCTGCGCCTTTAGTTTTAGCCATTTTATTACCTCCTGTTAATTCGTTTGGGGCAGACAGGGAGTCTCCCTGTCTGTAGTCAAACTAATTAAACGACATAACCTCCCATGTACGTTGCGCGCCAATCCATCTTGGCTCCACCGAATACCGTACGGACACGGTAGAATACGTTATCAGTTGCAAAGTCACCGGCGAACGGGCTTACTGGTGCCCCTGTAGGTGATACTTTGTCAGATGCTTTCATAACGATTTCAGGGTTCTCGTGTCCTTGCAGGTGTGCGGCTTCAAGCGCTGCAATATCGCTCGGGTCTGAGAACAGATACCATTGAGTATGCTGGTCATTGCCCGTATTAACGATAGGCAGGTACTTGTCCACTATCAGGATTAGTCCTTGCTGGGCTATGACATTGGCTGTTGGGTATGCCACCGGGCCTCCTGCGTTGTCTGACCACGCCACTGTTGAGGAGGTCAGAATCGCACGTGCTGTCGTCTCAATAGCAGGACAGACCACCAGGAACTTAGGAGTTGCTAGAATAGGCTCACCGCCAATATCGGTAAAGCCATTCATAGTCTCAACCCCGGTTTCAAGGTTAGCAATCGTAAGGGGTCCGGCACCAGAAGCACAACAGTTAGTACCTACCGCATACAGATTACCACCGGCGCCTTCAACATGGCCACCGACATCAGAAGCATAGAGCGTAGTCATTATCCTGTGCTCGGTACGAATGGCAGCAGTGGCAAATCTCTGTGGGAAATCCCGGAGAGCGCCCAGGTCATCATTAATCATGGCTTCCCAGGATATATCAGCCTGACGGCCATATTTGTTGGCCTGGATAAGATATCGGAGTTCCCTTCTCGGGCTGGCCAGGTATTCACCCTTTTCCCCCACTCTATCCAGGTAGTTATCACCTCCATATGTAGCGAAGCGCCGGGCATCCTCATCTATTCTTGATACGGTAGACTTCTTGGTAAATGGTTTCCATGCAGGTTCAACAGCCTTATAGTTGGCCAGGAGTTGACGGTCAAGAACATCACCAAGTAGATAAGGGAAATCACTGGTTGTTAGAGCCTCTTCCAGCATAGCAGCGCGCCACCGTGGACTTACCCTGCGACCTTTATACTCGCTGTTAGCCACTAAGTCCCACGCTTCCTGTATCTTCTCATCAGAGAAGGAAAGCCCCCTATCCTTGACGGACATAAATCCGGCAGACTCTCTCATGACTTCTGCAAACAATAAATCTTCAGGCATTTTATAGCCTCCTATGTTATTTTTTAGGTTCAACCTCCACCACTTCCGCCTCATTAATGCGTGTTACAAGTTCTACTTCGTTTCGTCCAAAGCCCTTGTAAGTATCTACTGCCTTCTTTACCCTGCCGTATTCTTCATTTTCCAGCAGGATCTCATCCTCCTTGCATTGTTCTAGCTTCATAGCCAGCATATTTTGCTTGACCAGTTCAGCACCGTCCAACTGCAAGGCTGGAATGAACAGTAGATTCAGAATGGAATCCTTGATATGATAGGGGAGTTCCCCTTCTATCATCTTCCCCGGATTCATCTTGTCAGGGGCTTTTACCTTTACCATGTAGTCTGTTAGGTTTAATTTACGCATTTTCTATTTTCTCCTTTTTTTGTTTAGCTTAAGCAGCGGCGTCGTAGACTCTTACCCACTTGACCGAGCCACCATCAATAGCACACACAAGCGGAATACTACCTGTAACTCCACCAGCATGAACTCCAGCCACCAGCCCGAAATTGGGTTGGCTATTAGTATGGAATATGGCAGTCTGGACTTGTGTTATGTTGGTGCTGATACAAGCTAACCACTTGAAATCACTGTCGGTCAAGATTGCTTGGCATCTCATTCCATAAGCCAAATCCCCATTAAGGACTTCTGCCGCTCCTGGAACGTAGAGACCCGTAGTTATCGGGGTAACAACTTGGTCATTGCCTGGGTTAGCCGTACCAGTGGTCATGTTTATCCATACGGAAAGGGCGGCTACTTGGCTAGTTGCTACTCCAGTATGAGCCAAGTCTAATTCAACCATACCGTACCCATCACCATATGCGGGCGTTGCAACCGTACCATGCATACTGGCTATTCTACCGGCATCGACGAGAGCGGTATTGATTAGTGACAGCCTAGCTATTGAATTGTCATAGAGCATATAGTCGTTAGCTGTCATACCGAATACCTGGAAGTCCATGCTCAGGGTGCCATTACCAATGTTGAAAGCGCCAGTGTCATTGACTAATGGGAGCATGACAAGATTTGCGCCATCAAATTCAATATTGACATCTCTGGCATCGCCAAAGTAAAGCATCTCCTTGTCCTCAAGCCAGTGAGACCTGGGGTCCCAGTGGACCTTGACTGCAATTACAGCCGTAGCCGCAGCCGCTACCTGTCCCAGAGCATAACCGAACGGTATCTGAGTCGCATTATTCCTTATTTTACTTACAACGGCGGTAGTAGTGTTGATGTAGAGTGGGTCACCACCGGTTACCAGCGAAGCACCGAGGTCATCGGTTGCCACTACACTTACGTTCCAGACACCCTCGGTATCAATGGCGATGAGGTCAGTGCCTGCAACTTCTGTTTTAAGTGCTATACCAACCCCGTGATTACCAGCAACCGTACCAAAGATTACCGGATAACCCTTAGTCACCACGGTTAGTACATTGCCGTGGTTTATTTCACTGGCATATAGTGTTACGTGCCTACCTTCATAGGTAGAACTAACTTGATCCCCCAGCGTTCCTTCCGCCGGGTATAATCCAAATTCCTGTGTAGGCATTATTTTGCCTCCTTACGTTATTTACTCTTACCGTCCAGCAACAGCAAGCTCGGCCTTATCCTCTGACATTCCGCCCTTAATGAATGATTCCTTTAGGGCTTTCCTGGCCGTCTCACGTTGCTCTTCGGTTGCGCCTGTGGTATTACCGAGTCCTTTAACTTTGCCTCCACTGGTTAATTCCTTGATGTACTCAGTTTCGGCTTTGATGGCCTCAGCAACTCCATCATCTGTAGTAGCATCGGCAAACCGTTCAACCAGTCTTGTCTTGGCAGCATCGGGAAGTTCAGCCTTGTCAATAGCTTCTTTTATGACAGCTTGTGCTTCGGCTTTCGCTTTTTCCTTCTCTGCCTCTTCTATCGTGGTTTTGAGTCCGCCATTCTCTACAGTCAGGGTTTCGACCTGTCCTTTCAGGTCTTCAAGTTCCTTCGTAGCTTCCATGGCTTCTTTAACCTCCTGTCGTAGTGTTTCTTTTGCGTGTTCTTCAATATTCGTCACTATGTCCGGCCTCGCCTCCCGGAGTTGTGCTTCATCTACTAGTTCCACATCAAGGATTGATTCCTCAACACTCTCACGTAGACCAGCTCGCCCCCCGGCTCCCGGTTCTGTGACAAAATCAACTGACTGAAATACGGATGGCACTAAACCTTCAACCAACAGTGTCTGTTGTCCTTCCACTGTCTGCTTGCTGCCTTTCCCCACTGCATTTATTGATGTTCCAAGGTGTTGTAAATCACCCTGCTCATGCAGTGCCTGAATTTTCTCCTTTAACCATCCGGCATTTATATGAGACATTCCAACAGCATTGCCGGATTCAGATACCTTTGTCTCATGGAGGGTTGCCACCCAGTCCCTGATAGACCTTTCTGGCTTTTCCTTCTCCTCTGATTCAGTGGCATGGTCTGCGTACATTTTAGCGCCATCAAAGATTGTGGCTGCATCCTTTATAGCTCCCTCGGTATAGTACCGGCTCTTAGAAGAATTAAACCCTGGTACAATAATTCGTACAGGGATAATCCCCTTAGCAATGCCTTCTGCGGTAACCTCTTTAATATCTATCTCGCATGATTCCGTTACACGTTCCCTCATCTCTACCTCCTGTACCCACTTAGATACCGGCGCCCCGAGCTTTCTATAGGCTTCCCGTATTCTGGCTTTGACACCTGGTAGAGATGATGAGTTTATCTGCGCCCATTTTCCATAATAACCACCAGGAGATAAAGCAGCCGCCACTCCCCCAACTTGTGTTACTGTTTCCTTTTGCTCTGTGTTCTCCCATATCCTGAGTTTCCATGTAGATGGTTTATTAATATCAGGTGCATAAGCAAAGGCAGCAGCAGGGTATTTCTCTCCATCCTCTGTTTTCATGGACTCCTGTGCTTTTACCCAGTTTAAGGTCTCATATAAGCCACTGAGCGCCAAATCTACGGCATCATGGTCTGGTTCCTCTGACTCCAATAGGGTAGTGCATAATTCTGACGTCTCTCGCAACTGTTCAGAGTCAATACCTCTTTCCCCTGCTTCCTGTATGAGTTCGGCATACTTCTCCCGGAGGGATTCAATGCCTTTATAAATCGTTGTGGCCATAACCTGCTTGGTATTCTCTCCTAGTGTGACAAAACCATATTCGAGAACATAGCCGACTTCAAAGGTGGAACCTCCAAGCTCATAAACCACAGCTTCATCAAACACATCCTGAACTAATGGTCTAGGGCTATTAGGATATGCCTGTGAATCATACGGATGGTGTTCATTAAGTGCGTTCTGAATCAGATTGCGTTTATCTTTAGCGCTTAACCTTTCTTTGATGTTCATTTAAGCCTCCATTTCATACTCCCAGTGGATAGTGTTTACGATATAATCGGTAATCCATTCATCGCTAGATATGTTTAATAAGCGGCATACTTCCATGATAGAATGACAACTATCTATCACCTCATCGTGGTTGAGCATATTTATTAAGATTTTATCCGCTCTCATATTTCATCCTAAATAAAAGAAGAGACCGAAAACATTTCTGCCTTCGGTCTCTTCCGTTCGGCTCTTCCTATTTAATTAGCTAGGCAGGTCGGGGACTCCTGCATCTACTCTTTCGAGTCGTAATAAAAACCCGCTTATACTACTAGCTGTTTTTTAAGCTAACATGCTTAAACTTTCCTTTATCACTTGAATCTGTGCCTCATAGGAAGTAGAAATCTTCCTTTTCGCTGCTTTAACTCTACTATTAAGTTCTCTTCGCATTGTTTCGTATTTATCCCATATCGGTTGTGCTTTTATAAAATATTGCTTCCCTCGCTTCGTTCTCCCATCAACTTCACCAAAATGATTATAGCCTAATTCTTTATTAATAGGTTCTACTTCATCATGAAAACTTACTGTAATACTCTGGCTATTGCTCCACCACTCATTATATAATGCTTCCAAGGCAACACGTTTTTCTCGCCTTATACCCTTAGCTTTATAATTAAATTCCTTCACTATTACTTGGGCATCTTCAATCTGGCATACCATAAAGTTTCCCCTTTTAATCAGATATTCGTAAAACTTTCTCCCTCATGCACTCATCACATGTTCTGCGATTCGTAGTAGTGCGAAATAAATTCCCGCACTTACAACGATATAGTGGAATAGCTAACAACTCTTCCTCTGTCATAGAACTCTTTGTCCCATTAGAATGAATGTATATTTTCATTAGGGTTCCTCCCTTAATCCAGTTTTACCGTCTCTTCTAATTTCAAAAGAACAGGCTTACCATCTCTTACCTGTATTGTAACATTACCATACAAGAGGATAGTAGGCCATTCTATTCTAGTCACCTGTTCCTTTAACGCTTTTATATTAGCTGTCATTTTATCATCACCGGCCCTACAGCACACCTGCACATCGGATGTTGAGGGATTGTCATTTTCCCCGTTGGAAACGCCTGGTTGAATGGTATCACGCCGGCCGCTTCATTTTCCTGACACTCAAGGCTGACTCTATCATCACCTACTGTAATCCATTCCTTCCCGGTCACCCCTAACTGCTTACCACGTACCATAAATGACTCTCCAAGTGCATTGGCTGTCTCAGTACGAGCTATTAGTTCAGAGCGGTATTTTGTCATGTCACCAAATGTTTTACGGATATCCCGCGCTAATCCTGGTATACCTCTTTTATTTTTAATCCCATCACTAATCATCCTGGCTAATCTTTTCTTTGTCTCAGCATCCATTTTTGTGACAAGCTGAGCACTACGTTCCTTAGCCCATTTGACCGCTTCCTTCATCGGCGGACCCTCCCATTTACGTCCAGCCCATTCTGTCATCTGTGCTGTACCTGATATGTAAATAGTAATAAGTATCTTCTCCAGTTCTGTTTTAATCGTCTTAGAGAAAGCCGTTATCACCGGGTTTACTAATCTCTCAGCATCAGATTCTATTGTCATTATGTCCCCTAAGTCACTACCAATTTAATCATATCAGTGCCTATTTTATCCGCATAGTACAGCGTGTCACCGCTAAAATTACTACACCTCCAAAATCCCCATGAAGTACCACTCTTTACTTGCTGGTCAATAACTTGCCAACTGTAACCACCATCATATGATAATAACACTACTGCCATATCAATTGATGCTCCCTCAGATTGTCCTCCGGCTACACAAATATCACCAGATTGCCGTATCCAGTACCATTGATTCTGGTCGTAATTATTGGCAGCTTTGTATATCTGGTTGAGATTTGCATCATCGTAAGTTACGAACATCCTACCAGTCGTATCATCAGTCCCAAGTACACGGTATCCACTCCCAAAAACAACAGATAGGTATTTATATAGGGTTGCCCCACTTGCGATAGTTGCCCAAGCTCCTCCCTGATTATCAGAATAGGCAAATTTACTTGGTGCGGCTAAATCACCCAATGAGACATACAGCCTATCCGTAACCGGGTCTACAGCAACCATGTGTGAATGCCTGGCATTATCAGGGTTATTCCATATAGTAGTCCAGTTAGCTCCATTATCTACTGTTTTATAAATATAACCCTGTAATTCAGTTCCGTCACCATGAGAATATTCGCCTGCATAGACATTGCCGCCTGCATCTTCGGCCATCTGCCAGAATGAAGACTTGTTTGCCACCATGTTTGACGCATTTTTACAGTTTGCCCAGTTAAGACCACCATCCACTGACCTCATTAATTGGTTCCCCCCAGCACGGGAGAAGTATAGATTGCCGGTACTATCCTCAAAGAATAATTGGATATCTCCATAACCAGTACCGCTATAATCATAGTTCTCAGCCCACGGGCCACCAACCGGGTATTTATATATTTTCCCGTCTGACAGTCCACCTCTCCAGATATTCCCTAGAGAATCTATCAAAGAGGAGGAACAGTCTACCCCCATGCTTGTCAATGTATAAGAATGGTCAGCAGCCATTAGTTATTATTACTCCCTATCACTGTATTGGTAGCATCATCATTAAAGTTAGCCCCTGTATTACCATTGAGTTGATTCCCTGTGACGATATTATTGTTTGCGTAGTCATTACCTCCGCCTTTGTCACCAGTCACCTCAATCCCAGTTCCTCCATTCCCTGTGCAAACGTTACCAACAAGCGTATTATAGTCCGCCTGAGCACCATTAACTCCTCGTACCCTGATTCCATCATCAGCATTATCATTAGAAGTATTATGTGAGATTATACAGTAGTCAGTACGGTTTATTTCCATACCCCCATTCGCAACAGCCCCAACCACAGTATTCCCCAAAATCTTAGAATGGTCTATGCCATTAGCTTCAAACCCATATGTGCCAGCGGCTGTGATTGTATTCTCGGAATATGTACTATACGTTTCCTCATAAAGTGACAAGCCAGCGCTGATAACGCTATGTATCCTGTTCCCAAAATAACGGTTATAGGCACTTGCACTGCTCATACTACGGATACCATGCCTCTCCATATCCTGCAAGTAATTGTCAACGATCCTTGAATTAGTTACACCAGTGAATACAACCCCACACTGCCTTATATCACTACCATCATCTGCTTCTGTCTCGTCTCCGATTATCCAGCACTTTTCAATGGTTAGGTTAGTCTTTGCATTAGCATAGAGGCAGTTAGGTCTCGCTCCACCAGTGCCACATCCATTTGCAAGGTCAATACGCAAATCACGTACTACACAATAACTATTTAATACGATGCCATTAGTGATTGCAGCACCAGCAGGGATAATTAACGAAGCATATCCTCTCCCCTGGAGGATCGCATTGGCTGGTGGAGCCAGATTTGCTATTGTATTAAAGGTTCCTTCCGATAATTGTACTTGTCCTCCAGCCATCATTTACCTCCAAATATTCTTTCCCATTCTTCAGCGGATATTGCTATTGTAGTTTTACCTGCCATCTGAAAGGCATCCTGGATTTGCTCATTATCTTCTTTACCATCACAACGAGCAGAACATGAATTCTTGTGCTGCTCTCGTCTTAATTCAGCACCATCCAAGTCACCTGAGATTACATTTATTTCTTCCATCATACCCCTATGTCGGCAGACCATCAAAGGCCAATTTTATCTGCACATCATCTGCTGTTCCATCACCATCATAATCGGATTGCGAAATACTGAGTGCCTGTGCATCAGCGACCCCTACCATGAATGTCACCGCCCTACCAGTTGGAACCGCCGGGGCAGTTAGGAACGCTACCGCCGCAGAATATGTCCCGTCTCCATTGTCTATCGCTTTGAACTTCGGTAATACCGTTCTGAATGTGGTGTTATCCATATTTTATCCTCCCTAAGTTGCTACTGCTAAAGCAAAGGTGCCATCTCCAAGGTCAATCGCTTTTACTGGTGGATTCGTATTGATGAACACCGTGTCTGTTCCTCCAGCAGGTACAACGATACATTCCACCGCAGCAGAATGTGTATCATCTCCGTTATCTATAGCTTTAAGCGCTGGTAAGATTAAATTAAATGTTTTATCAGCCATCTTTACCCTTCCTTGATTGGCGTATAAAAAGTGCCAGTCGAATGGTCAACTGTAGCATCTGACCACGTTACTGTCCACGGATTCATGGGATAAATCGGATAAACAGGAACATAGCAGGGATTAACAGGTTGATAGTAGCTCCTGTTTGGCTCATGCTCACAGGTAGGACACTTAACTCCCCTATCAGTACACTTGTGCCTGTATGGGCATTCATCTTTCCCTGTTGTATTACTCATCTTTAACCCACTTCCTGTAGAAACTCTCCACTTTCTTCGTCGGAAAGGCTGTTCCCATACCCCGGAAGTACTTTCTCATCACTCTCTGTATCGCCTGTTCGTGCTTCTGGTTCTTCGGAGATGATGGGTTGCACGGGAGGTTCGCCTTTATCTTCTCTATCAGCCTCAATAGACCCTGTTTCGCTTGTTGGTATTCCTGTTCTGAGTATACGGGCAACTTCGGCTCTCTCTTCTGCGGTGACTGGCCCGGCTGCCCCAAGGTGCTCTCTTCGGGGTATGAGTCCGATTCGTTCATCTCTTGTCTCATGTCCACATTCACAGAATCGTTTGTACCTACCTGCCGTGTCAATAAGGATGAAACCGGTGTCATGGCACTTTGAACAACGCTCTTCTGGTGGTGGTTGTGTTGCTCCTGTAGCTTTAACCGGTTTCGCCCTGATTCTTTTTTCAATTGAGACGGCGCCGCAGTCGCATTGGGTTGACATGAGTCCGCCTTTACTTTCAATGACCCCTGTGCCATGGCATTTAGGGCAGGCATTACCTACCGGCTCCTGAATTACTTTCTCTTTTTTTACCCGAGGTTTCCTTTTCTTCTTTTCTACCATTAGGTTCTCCTTTATCATGATATGGCACTTCGATATAGAAGTGGTTTCCATCTTCACAAGCAGATTCAGCTTCTTCCAGCGTATGTACCGTATATAATATTTCCCACTGAGGCCCACTATAGTTGGGGTCTTCTCTCCATTTAGATATCAGCCACATTAATTTTACTGGAATGTTCATAATTAATTATGCTCCTTTACCCGATTTCTAGGAATGCTCCGCCGATTCCACTCTTTGCATTCTTGAAATCTCCCTTTTCGACTTCAAAGATAACGGCCTCGTCGAGCGTCATACTCTTATCTATGGTATGAGTAAGAACGTCCTCCTCTTCATACTTAAGAGTTATCGAGTCTCCAGGCTCAACATAAACTGTTTTTATCTTCTCCCTTATTAGTTGTTTCATCTTTATGCTCCTTTACCATTCCACTTGCCGTCTAGTATCTGGACTACTTCCTGTAGATTACGTGCTATAGCTGTATCAGGGTTTCTCGCTATCTCTTTCTTTAAATTGTCTAATACCTGTGAAACATCGTCTATGCCAAGGATTGTTAGAGCTGCCTGCTGTATCTCTTGAGCCTCGGCAAACTGAGGGAAGGTCCCTACTATATCGGTGATGGCCTTTGATGCTTGCTCTATGTCTCTCGGAGCTATCAGTGGGAAATTACGGTCAACATACCACTGATTATCTGGTATGCCATTAGCCTCCATCACTACCTCGTCTATCCCCTGGTAATAATCCTCCCATATCTTTTGAAGTGATGAGAATTGCTTTTGCATGGGAAGCTCTACCGTCTTTGCTGTTGCCAGGTTACCCGTTGATAAATCACCGAAGTATTGCTCAGGGATGCCGGTGCCTGAAGATACCTGGAGTTTAAGCATCCGGCCATCCTCAGAAGCGTTCTTGGCTCCTGAGTCCGTCTTGATAGGTTGCATGTCAGCACCTTCATTCTCCACAATAAAAGACCCTGCTGTTGCAGGTTTATCTGGTGCATTGAGTTTGTTTTTAATAGCATCGGCAGCGACCTGCCCGCCTTTGACTTTATTCTTCCATGCGAACCTAGTCAGAGAAAGCATGATAGCCACCCGCGAGGCGAGGAACCGTCTATATTGGAACAGCCAATCTAATGCCGGAAGTAACAATGGGTTGCCGCGTTGTGAGATTGAATTGAAAGGAAGATGGAATACTATACCATCATCTGTAGCACTCACCCCTCTACGGCTAGAATCAATGGTTGATGTATTAGTCAGGTTCATAGCTGAGCGGTAAAATGTTTTATGTTCGTCTCCCTGTGCATCTGTCCACTCCCGACGGTAATAAAGGACAGTCTCCATATCATCAGGGTCTGAAATTATCTCAACTATCTGTAAGGGGTCAATCCAGCGTAAAGTAGATTTGCCTTTACCATCAATCCACAATACTTGGAATAGCTCACCGTCTATCAGGAGTTTATTGCTGGACTTACGCTGCCCCATTGCACTGAGCACCGGTTTATTTTGCGTTGCTTCCCAGAAGTTTAAGAGCACCTTCTGGGCTGTTTCATCCGTACTCTGAAAAGACATACCGGAGCCGAACACATAATCAGTCCATAGCCGAATAGCCTGTGCTCCCATGGGGTCTTTAGTTGCATAGTTTCTGGAGTTTTTGAGGTTAGTGATACGTTGAGCAGAAGTTAAAACATCGTACCCACCGCCAAGTGTTATCCACCCGGCATCTTCGAGTGCGAGTTCCGTCTCAACCGTTGCTGTGGCTTCCCGGAGTAGTTCAGTAAATTCCCTATACTCCGTCATAATAAAACTTTACACTGTATTTTTACATTTGTCAAGTATTACTCCTAAGCAGTTCGTCAATGAGCTTTATCAATATAAACCTTTGCTCTGCGTTGAGCCTTCCTATCTTGTTCCACAGTTCCCACTTGGTATCGCCCATCGCCCACCTTTTTAGGCATTATAGATTAAGTTCCGTTTTTAGCTTGATTGTATTCATTAAGGCAATGCGAGTTCTCTTTTCAATATCCTCTCGGCTCACATCTTCTGGGATTCTTAATACGCCTGTCTCTACAAGGTATTCAACGGATTCTTTTACCTTTACTAATCCTGCTTCTAATTCAGCCATATTCTCTATGCGTATCTCTGCCATCTTTTCTGCAATATCCATTGTCTCTCCTTATCTTTGCTTAAACCCCACAGTCTCTTTCTTGTCTTGCCTGTTCTCTGACTTATCTATCAATGTGCTGAGTTTCTCCGCTAGGTTATCAATCTCAAGCGTCCTCAAGTCCTTTGGTGTGGTGGAGAGTGCATGAAGTACCCTCTTCGCCCGGGGTACGTCTGTGACTCTCTGTGCGTTCACAATATGTTTAGCCTGACTGACCACTCCGGACCGTGCAGTTACAAGAACCACGGCTACTACGACCGCTATGAGGATTGCTACTATTATTCCGAATAACATTATGCTCCTTTACAAATCCATATTGCCATTACTTTCCACTAATTCCAGTGCCCTCCTACAGTGAAACAGTGTGCCAAAGTAGTTAAGCCATCTACATTTTAACGAACCGCAATCCCAAGCCCCCCAGTGCGGAATCCATCTCAACCATTGCCTTCTTCGCAGAAACATCTTACCCGTTATGCTTCCACCACATCTGGCACACCTAGGTACTACAACCTGTTCCATATCCTCCTCCTTTACAAATCCATATTGACGTTCATTTGCTCCATTGAGTCAAAGATTACTAATTGCTCTATTGGTTCATCTTCTATCATGAGTTCTGTTATTGCCCAAACCATTGCATCAAGCCGGTTAGGGGAATACTTACTCAGGTCAGGTATCCAGGTACAGAGTTCATCTTCAAGGTATGGTAGTTCCCCGACGATATGCACTCGGTTCTGCTCAAACCCAGCCACTACCGGCTCCGCCCTGATTGCCTTACCTCTTGAGGCATGAACACTCTTATAGCTTACATATTGTTTACGAGCGATAGCTGCCTGTCTAATGGTGTTCTCAACCATATCACCGCCGTAATTAATCTCCCCTACTATCCTGTCAGCCATATGGGTATTAAACGCATCAAGGACTGTATTTGCCCATGTATCCGGAGAGGCCATAATAGATTTATCGTCTAGTATGTAGCCATCGCCATTCTTCCCTATCCCGGCAATTGATATACCACACTCAGTAGCTCCCCCTGGCGGGTCCACCCCAACAACTACTCGTACTAAATCCGGATGCTGATCTACTCTGCTATTAGCAATAAGCTCGCGTGTCCATAATGCCCCTGGTACTTCGTCAACATCCTCTGCTAGAATTTCCTGCCGGTACGCTAACTCCGTCATATCTTTTGTAATATCCTTGAGAGCTACTTTGCTGATATGCGGATTATCAGCACTTGAGAAATGGAATGCCTGCCAGCGACCTGTTGTATCCTGAGAAGCCATATTAAACATCTTGGAAGCATGCCTAGGGTCTGTGGCTTTACTAACCGACCTTGATCGCAGTGAAGGGGGAGTATATATAAACATAGCGTCCCCGTTATTATCAAGTAGCATTGGGGCGCCGACTTCTCCCCATGCGTTTTCATCCATAAGTTGGAATTCATCCAATATTATAAAATCAGCGTAATCCCCTCGCAGTGTATCAGCATTCCAAGCTGTCTTTGCCCTTATACGGGTCTCAGTCCCTGCTCTTTCTATAATGTGCAATGTCTCATTCTTATAGAACACGCCATCATCTATCATCTCTCTCAGGGCATTGGTGACTTCTCTCCAGTATGCATCTATCTGCTCTGAGGTAGGAGCTGCATAAAGTATCCGCCTACCGCGTAAATACTGTTCAACAGACATTATCGCTGCAATGACAGTTTTCCCCCCACGTCGGCCAGCACGTACTATCTTCCTCTTAGCCTTGCTATTCTTGATTTCTACTTGCTTTGCATGAGGCTCAGGGAGATGCACTGTATAGTTAGCTTTCATTCACTGCATCCTCAATTACTTCAGTTAATGTTTTCTTGGTATCTCCATATACAATCGTTATCACAATACTACGATTATCAATATTGAGAGTAGGATTTGTTTCATAGACGTGCTCCATCTTGTTTAATTCTGCTATAGCCTGGATAGGATTATGTAGCTTGATATTGGTTACGGTGGCTCCTTCTCCCTTTCTTTTCAGCCAGCTCTCCCGGGTAGTCAGTTCTTGTATTGCCCCTACATTGTCTGTATCTTTATCAACCTTTATACTTCCATCCTCATTAACGAACCCGGGAACATTAGCCCGGACTATCTCTGTGAGGCGTTCCTTCCTTTCGAGGACGGTGGCGACAGTCTTAGTTTCTACCTTCGCCTCCAGTTCTTTTCGACGAGATAATACCTTTTCATTATTTGCTAAGCGTGAAGCGTTCCCATCTATGGTTGGGAGAGAATACTTCGGATGATAAGCGTCAATATAAGCATCCCTCTGATACATTCCCTTGAAAAGATTGAGAGTAAACTTCTCTTGATTTGGTGTAAGTTTTCTTTCAGCCATTATCCCTTATCCATCCTCTTAACTATCTGAAATGCTCTGGAGGTAGATATATTAAAGCGGTTACCCAGTATTGCATAAGTAGCCTCTGGATGCTTGAGATGATATGTAAAGAGCTTTCTATTACGTTCTGTCTTCTCATGAGGCATTGGTGCTAATTTACGATACGGTGACATACCAATATAATAAACTATTTACAGCCCCTTGTCAATACCCTAGACGGTTCTAGTACCCGGGGGAGTAATAAGTGAATTGCAAAAGTGGAAATGGGGTTGAGGCTAAAAGTGGTAACAATAGTTGTATATAGATTCTTCTTCTTTAATACCTTGCTTAAAGAATAGGTACGGGGAGCCCCACACCACCCCGCCCACTGAAAGTAGTATAATCCTTTCTTTAAGGTTTGTCAAGTAGGTTTCAATGGATTACGGAATAAATAAAAAAACCCCCAAAGTCGTAACTCAGGGGGGACTGGCGGTAGTAATCACCAGCGATGTACTAACATGGTAGCACTTAGTGAAAGACTTGTCAAGAGGTAGTTTAAAAAGAAGGGAGCCCAGGGATTACGCCGCTGGGCTCCTATTTTATTCAGGTCGACCGGGATAAAATATACTTCTGATCTCTAATGTTTCAACCGTACTCCATTGAACACTCTCCTTCCATATACTCGTGTTTGGTGAGGCACGGCGCCGGTTTAAGATTTAAATACTTTAAAAGCGATACAATGATTATAAGGGTATTTTCTCACATTCACCAACCTCCTTTCTATTATTCGGGTTCTAGTAATGTGACTGGCTAATATGGTTTCAGCTCTCAACATGGCTGGACACCTAGTTGAGGCATCCCTGTGTCCACAGTGGGTGGACTCTATACCAGTAACGTACCACTTAAAATCCCTATTGTCTACTAGTCTATTAATGAGCATGAGGGAGTATTCTAGAGCTACCGATAGTTTACAAGAGTATGTTTATGCTGCCAGTTCTGATAGATAGCTTTGACAATTCTTACCTGATAGGTTAACCTGTAGATAGTTAAATAAGTTTGGAGGGAGAGAGATGACCAACAAAGAGATAATCAGGGAAATGGCAAGGGCTTGCAATCAACTCTTCATCAAGAGGGACCTAGCAGCTTACGCCAGGTATGAAGCAGCTCACAAAATCTTCGCGGCAGCAGGATTACCGTTTCAAGGACCAGAACTAGACGAGGCAATATGCCAGGAAAAAGGCAGGTACTAAAGCCGAAACACCGCATCAGCGGTGTCCTGCCGGGATAGCAACCCGGTGGCTGAAGAGGCAAGCTAATAAAAGAAAGGAGTTGATACGATGAAGGTAGTATATGCACTATCGCAAACAGTCGATTTAATCCATAGCCCAAATGAAGGAGGAAGCTACCTGCGAGAGTCTAAAAACGATGGGAAGGGGACAATAAGAACCAGCACGATATTTAAGACTTCAAGAGATGCTTGGACAGCCTTCCGAGACAATACCGTTCAATATGGTAAATGGGGAAAAGATAAGGAGAAACATGCCAAATAGAAAAAGACGATTCTGCACCTGTAAGAAATGTGGTCATGTGTGGCCATCGAGAACACCAGGGAAACCGCGCATATGCCCGAAGTGTAAAACCGCCAGGTGGGGCATGGAAAGGGGAGAATGATGCCACATAATAAAGTTATAATTGTGAAATGCCGTAGGTTAGATTGCTACTGGAATATAGGGCAATATAAAAACAACTGTGCTTCTGGCTGTATCATTGTGAGCGATACTGGTTGCAGCGCCTACATAGAAAAGCATGAAGCGGAGCGCCGGTTATCCCTGGCAGAGGAAGAGAGAGAGAAAGAGAAGGCGTGCTATCGCAACAAAGGCTCAGGGGGGAGATGATGGAGTACACAGAATGGAAGAGAAAAGAAAATAAGGACATGGTGAAAAATACAATAGCATCTATCCTGGCAAAAGCTATAGGGAGGGAATAATGGAAAAGACAGTCATAAAGGTACAGAGAGAAACCATTTATGAGCAGGAAGGGGTAGCACAAGTACATGGTGGATACGGAGTTGAGATACATACTGTCTATGTAGATGAAGAGAAAGTAGTTATCTATTTAGCAGAGGAGCCATACCGAATAGATTACGATGCTTATTTTAATGACCTATTCCTACTCGATGAAGAATGGGCAGGTAGATTCACCGAGCCCAGAGAGCTTTTAAAAGAAGGACAGTCAAAGACGGTGTGGCAGAAGAAAGACTGAGGCAGGTATGAAGGAGGTATGCCTATGTCCTAAATGTGCCAGCTAACCAGACTATTATCCAAGTAATAAAAGGAGGAATCATAAGGTGACAACAGGTAATTGTAAACACGGTAAATTCGAATTAACAGAGGGATGCCCGCAGTGTATCGCGGAGAAACAGGGAGAGGTAGCACTATCACTGGTTAAAGTCAAATACTTCTCTGAAAAAACGGGAGAAGTAAGCCCGCGTGAATATACATATTATTCAATCGATCCTTTGAACCTGGATGATATTGTAACCGTTCCTGTCCGGGATACCACAGGGAAAGCGAAGGTTACCTCTATCAATGTCCCTGAATCTGAGATTGAAGCCTTCATGGATAAGGTTAAGATTATCCCCACGGGTTCGAAGCTGGCAGTTCCCACTGCCGAAGGCGTCGCGAAACTTCTGGGTCAGGAAGACGAAACGACCGAAGCCCAAATTGGATATCTATTCAACCAGACACAGGACGCCGCCCAGGTCGCCAGTCTATTCGACCAGAAGCCCAAAGACATTACGGAAGTCGTGAAAAAGAGGGATAATGAAGCATTTGAGAATATGGCTTTCAAGATGCTAGGCACACCAAATTCCCTGGCCGCCGCCGCGAAAGCCGCTGGCGCGGAAGTGACGGAAGTCAATTTATTCGATCAGTCCCCTCCACCCGCCCTGGTAACGATTGAAACTCAGGTCGGAAAGCCCGCCCCTGAATTGC